CAGACCATCAACAAGATGAATCAGGACCGGCTCACCTTCGTCAAGGAAGGCGATGACGAGGTCACCCTGGTAACGTCTGAAGAGCCCGTGGCCACCGACTGGCCCAAGGTGCTCGACTACATCGTGGCGAACGACGCTGTGGACTTGCTCCAGAAGCGTCTGACCGCGAGCGCTGTCAAGGCCCGGTGGGGCGACGGCGTGACCATCCCCGGCATCGACAAGGTGCCCAAGCAAACCCTCAAGTTCAACGTGTAAGGATCGCCATGGCCACCAAAAAGCCCAACACTCCCGCAGAGCCGACCACCGCCGTGGCGGTTGTTGCCCCCAAGTCCACCGCCGTGGCCATGCCCGGCAGTTGGCGCGACCGCGTTGCGGCCGTGGCCGTCAAGGTGGCCGAGGCCGAGAAGCCCAGCGGCGGCTTCATCAGCTTCAAGTCCGGTCGCCTGTCCATCGGTGAAGACGTCATCGCCGGGGACAAGATCGACGTGGTGATCATCCACTCCCTCTTCCACAACAAGTACTTCGACACCCCGTACAACGGCGCCAAGCCCACCCCTCCGGTGTGCTACGCCTTCGGCCCTGACGAGGAATCGCTGGAGTTCAGCGAGCATGCCGAGAAGCCTCAGGGTGGCGAGGGCGGCTTCTGCTCCACCTGCCCGATGAACGAGTGGGGCTCCAATCCCAACGGTGGCCGGGGCAAGGCCTGTACGAACAGCCGCCGTGTGTGGCTACTGCCCGCTGACGTGAGCCAATCGGTGGACAAGGCCACTCGCACCGAGTTCCTTCAGTGCGACCTGCCCGCGACCTCGGTGAAGAATTTCAGCCGTGTCGTGCGGGAGTTCGCTGAGGCGCAAGCCGCGCCGTTCCAGTTCGTGGTCCAGCTGAGCGTCAAGCCCGACGACAAGACGCTGTTCCAGGTCAACTGGCGGCCGATGGAGCAAATCAAGGACGAGGCGGTGCTGGAGGCCCTGGCCCGGCGCAACTTCGCCAAGGAGCAGGAGGACCGCCCGATCTACCCGACACAGGAAGAAATGCAGGAACGCCAGTCGGGCGGCTCGACCAAGTTCTAACCAATCTGCCACACGCCCGAGTTAACAATCTCAAGTGGCTTGGCCTGAGCATGCGACTAACTGCTCACTATTTTCACGGCGGCGTTTCGCAGCGTTGCCACGCCCAGCTACCAGGTGGCGTCAATAACAGGTAGCATCGACAGCGCTTAGTCTCCCTGCGTGATGTCGAGGACTTGCCGCCCTAAGCGGCTTTTTCACTTAGGAGACTGAGTTAATGAGCAACGAGCCAGTAACCCTTGACTTTGAGACAGAGCGCATTGTAGACGGATCGGGACAGAGCCCCAAGCCGGTGGGCATAGCCATCATGATCCCCGGCGAAAAGCCCAAGTACATGTCCTGGGGGCACCCAGATGGGAACAACTGCCAGGAGTATGAGGCCAAGCAAGAGACGGCCCGGTTGTGGGACCGGGGGGTGCTCTTCCACCACGGTAAGTTTGACATCGGCGTAGCTGCCCAGCACTGGGACTTCGGCATCCCGCGCAAGTGGGACGACACGATGTACCAGATTTACCTCCACAACCCACTGGCCAAGACGGTTTCCCTGAAGCCCTCGGCCCATGCCCTGCTCGGCATGCCCCCCGACGAGCAGGACGCCGTAGCTGACTACGTTATGGCGGCGGGGCTCACCAAGAAACGCTCAGAGGCCGGGGCGTTCATCTCCAGAGTCCCCGCCCAGATTGTCGGCCCCTACGCCATTGGCGACGTTGTTCGCACTCGGGGCCTTCACGACAAGCTCTACCCAGAGATCATTGAGAAGAAGTGGGAAGACGCCTACCAGCGCGAGATACAGCTGGCCCCCATCCTGATGGACATGGAGAAGCGAGGGGTGCGGATTGACCGCCCCAAGCTCTGGATGGATATTCAGGTCTATACCATGTTCTTCGAGCAGGTCACGGAGTGGATCCAGCTCCGACTGGGTAAGACGTTTAACGTCAGCTCCCCCGCTGAACTGGCCAGCGCCCTTATAGCCTCTGGCATCCCCTCGGATCGGTTTAAGCGCACCCCTACGGGTAAGATATCCACGGCGGCTGCATCCCTTATGGGGGCAGTCACGGACGAGCGGCTGCTTTGCGCGCTCAAGTATCGCGGGGCGCTCAAGACGTTGCTCTTCACGTTCATGATTCCGTGGTATGAGATGTCGTCCTTCGACGGCCATCTTCACCCCTCATGGAACCAGGTTCGCGGCGATGAGTACGGCACCCGCACGGGTCGTCTATCGTGCTCAGCCCCCAACCTACAGAACGTGCCGACAGAGTTCGATGAAATCGACATGCCGGGCTACCCTCCCCTGGTGTTCATGCGGAGATACATCCTCCCTGACGAGGGGCAAGTATTGATCTGCGCCGACTACAACGGCCAGGAAATGCGTTTGCTCGCCCACTTCGCTGAGGGGCGGGCTATGACGATCTACCGGGACAACCCCCGGGCTGACTTCCACGAGATTGCCAAGGCCATTCTCCACGACGAGGCCGGACTGGACTACCCCCGCAAGAAGATCAAGATTGTAGGGTTTTCCCTGATCTACGGAGCGGGGGTTCCCAACCTAGCCGGTCAGCTGGGTATGGAAGACCAGCTGGGGGAGGTTCGCCGCCTGCGCGACATCTACCTCAACTCCATTCCCGGCCTGAAGGAGTTTATCAATGACGTCACTTCGCGCCCTGGCGTTCGTACTTGGGGCGGTCGTTGGATACCTGTAGACAAGCCTGAGGGCACCAACTGGGACTTCTCCTACAAGTTGGCCAACCACCTCATCCAAGGCTCTGCCGCCGACCAGACGAAGCAATCCATCATCGAGTACCACAAGCTCAGCCCCACGGGCCGCTTTCTGCTCACCGTTCACGACGAGAACGACACCAGCTCCCCCATTGAGGACAAGACTGAGAACGTGGAAAAGCTGAAGTACGCAATGGAGAAACTGCCCGGCTTTGATGTTCCGTTCATCGCGGAAGTTGAGACCGGATTCGACTGGCATAACCTGGAGCCCTATCAATGAGTCAAATGCCCACACGCTGGTCCTATTCCAGCATTTCCACTTACGAGCAGTGCCCCGCCAAGTGGAAGTACAGTTACCTGGACGGCATCCCAACGCCGCCCAACGCAGCCATGACCCGGGGCAGTCGCCTCCACGCCGCCTGTGAGGACTACGTCAATGGGAAGCTCATGGTGCTTCCTTTCGAGCTGTCCAAAGTTTCCATACGCATCGATGGGTACAAGAACGTGCACGGCGCCAAGGCGGAAGATACGTGGCTGCTGGATCGCTTCTGGACCCCGGCCCAGGGGGCTGATCCGTGGATCAAGGCTATCGTTGACGTCCATTGGCTGACCCCCAAGGGCGACATTCTCCACGTGATTGACTACAAGTCTGGTAGGGAATACCCTGAGCACCGGGAGCAGCTTGAGTTGTACGCGTGTATCGGCATGCACGTCTACCCACAAGTGAAGCGTGCGGAGTACGGGGCGCTGTATCTAGACAGCGGCCACGTATCCAATGAAGGCGCAGTTCTGCGGGGAACCATGCTGGAGTCCAAGGTTGACTCCTGGACCCGTCGCGCCATCAAGCTGTTCGAGGACAAGACCTACAACCCCACGCCCAGTGCGTCAGCGTGTCGCTGGTGTGACTTCCACCCCAAGAAAGGGGGGCAGTGCCGTGTTGGAGTCTGATATCCAGGAAGCCGTCACGCTTTATGCAATCCACATCGGGCTGATCCCGATTAGAATAAACGTAGTGGGGCGCAAAGGCTGGCCCGACTACGGTTACGGCTACCAGGGCAAGATGTGCTTTGTGGAGTACAAACAGCCTGGGGAGAAGCCTGAGCCGTTACAGGACCACGTTCACGGTATCCTGCGCGAAGTGGGGTTTACAGTGTTCGTGGTGGACAACATCGAACGGGGCAAGAACCAGCTGCTCCAGTGGAAAAACCGTGACTATCAAGATTGATACGTGGCAGAAGTTCGCCAAGGCGACCATCGAGACCAACGACCTGGACCCCACCTACGTGTTCCTCTGGAACGCCAAGAAGGAACTGGGTGAGCAATGGGCTTCCAGGTTCGCGGTTCACTACCTGTGCTTCTACGACATGGGCGGGGCTATCCGCGCGGCCAACGACACCCACGGGGGCACGTTCTGGCCCACGGTCCTGGAGAACTACGACGCATGGCCCCGAGGCACCGAGCGCCGCCACAGCCGGGGCGATCTGGGCAGGTTCTACGCGACCAACCTATCTCAGCACGGCTCTCCCGACCACATCTTGAGTAAGATGTGGGCCCCCACGTACACAGGCTTGGTCAAGCTGTTCCGCACTGAGTTCGTCAACTGTGGTTTCGGCACCTACTTCCAGTGGAAGGTGCTCGACTTCCAGGAGCGCATCTGGGAGCGTCCCATCGCCGTGTCTCTGGACGAAGCGGCCAAATACTGCCCTGAAGACCCGATCAAGTGCGCTCGCAAGCTCTGGCCGGTCAAGTCGTTCAAGGACGCGCTTTCTGACGTGACAGACGAAATCAGTCAGTACCCGGCACCGCCGTCAGGCAACCGCCCCTGCTCCTACCAGGAAGCAGAGACCATCCTGTGTATGCTGAAGGGCTACTTCATCACCAAGCAACACACCATTGGCGACGATGTGGACTCCAAGTACAAGCAGTTGAAGGACTGGCCCGAATTCCACAAGTTCCTGCCCCCGCGCCAAGACTGGAAGAACCTCTATGAACGCTCGACTCTTGTGTCTTAGCATACTACTGACGTTAGTGGGGTGCCCTAGCAGCGTACACGATAAACAGACCACCAGCGGGTGGCATATTGATGAGACTTGTTATAAAGGGTTGAGACTACTACAGATAGGGCAAGGGCATGCTTTCATATACGAACTAGATTCGGACGGCAAACCTGTCCCATGTAAACCATGAACGCCATGTCTTGGCAACCCAAGCCGTACCAAGAGTTGGGCGTTGTCTGGCTCATCGAGAAGCCCCACGCCGGACTGCTTCTCGACCCCGGCCTGGGGAAGACCTCCACGACGCTGGCTGCGTTCCAGGTGCTCCAGAAGGGTGGGTACGTCAAGCATGCGCTGATCGTCGCGCCTCTGCGCGTGGCCAAGACCGTATGGCCCATCGAGGTACAAAAGTGGGCTGACTTCAACGAGCTGACGGTGTGCGACCTGACGGAGAAAGACAGGGCTACGCGGGTGGACCTGCTCATGCGCCGGTACGACATCTACGTCATTAACCCTGAGTCGTTGGAGAAGTTGCTCGACCTGGACCCGTGGAAGTACGTCGAGCTGGACATGTTTATTGCGGACGAGTCCACCAAGTTCAAGGACAGTTCCACCAAACGCTTCAAGGCGCTGAAGAAGCACATCCACAAGTTCAAGCGCCGCGTCATCTTGACCGGCACCCCGGCCCCCAACGGTTTGGCGGACCTGTTCGGGCAGATGTACGTATGCGATCTGGGCGCTTCCCTGGGCAAGTACATCACCCACTTCCGTCAGCGGTACATGTACCAGTCCTACGACGGGTTCAGCTGGGTCATGGCCCCCGGCTCTGACGCCAAGATTTACGATCTGATCAAGGACAAGCTGCTGCGCCTTATGGCCAGGGACCACCTCGACATGCCCGAGCTGGTCGCCAACGTCATACCCGTCAAGATGCCCCCGAAGGCCAAGGAACAGTACAGGATACTTGAGCGCGACTTCATACTCAAGCTCCAAGACCCTGATCAAACGGTGGCGGTATTCAACACTGCGGCCCTCGGCACTAAACTGCGCCAAGTGGCCAACGGGTTCCTCTATGACGAAGACAAGCGTGCGCTCCCGATTCACAATGAGAAGATCGAGGCCCTGAAAGAGCTGGTCGAGCAGATGCAGGGCCGACCTCTGCTCGTGTGCTACGAGTTCATTGAGGACGCTCGGCTGATTCAAGCCGCCTTCCCCGACGCTGTAAACATTGGCGGGGTCAAAGACACGCTCAAGGTCGTGGAGGCTTTCAACGCGGGCAAGATTCCGCTCCTGATCGGCCACCCCAAGTCTATGGGCCACGGGCTGAACCTCCAGGAGCTGTGTAAGGACATCTGTTGGTACGGCATCACGTGGGACCTTGAGCTGTACCAGCAGGCCATCGCCCGCGTCTGGCGCCAGGGGCAACCATCCCCTATCGTGATCAACCACCTGATCGTTGCCGAGGGCACCAAGGACGAGGACGTGGTCACTGCACTTGCCGGCAAAGACGCCACCCAAAATCGTCTGAACGACGCAATAAAAAGGGTCGTCCCACGCGGGTGACCCGGATATAATAGGGCTTCACTACCGGAGGTAACATGAGTCTCAAGTTGGTTTACCCAGGCAAAGATACCCAGGAGCTGGTCAAAAGCCTCTCCGACGACTGGATCATTGCGGGGCCTGTCCGAGCCACCGTCCACCTGACGGGGGTCTGGCATCTGCTCTCCCCCAAGTCCTTCAAGGTGGTCGGCTCCGACTACCTGCTGAACAACGACACCATGTTCCCGCCCATGGAACTGGAGAACGAGTGGGTCACGTGGGCCGCTCAGTCCGACGGCAACTATGGATGGCTGTACTACTATGCCGCCGACATGGCAGAAGAGTACGTGCGCAGGTTCGGGTACAAGCCGTATATCCACACTCGTCTGGCCCGCGTCGAGGCCATGCCCGACGCAGTGCCCGAGGGCGACATGATCGAGCCCCTGTTCGCTTCTGGGGAGGTATTCTCATGAGCAAGGGTAACTTCGGCCACCCCTCGCAGTACGCTGGCAAGCCTGTGGCGAAGTACGTGGACATCTTTGCCGAGCTGGCGGAGGGGCTTCCCAAGGGCATGCGCGTCACCGACCTGTTCGGCGGCGTCGGTGCGCTGGCGACCCGCCTCTGGCCAGTGCTGGAGCCCTCCGCGTGGATGTCGGTTGAGATCGACCCGGACCTAATGGACAAGTACTCAGGCCCCCCTGGGTCGGCGTGTGTCTTGCACGACGTATTCACGTGGGACTACTTTGACGAGCTTGTGGTGATCGACCCCCACAAGGGCACGCTCAACTCCATGATCAAAGACCCCGCCTGGGACAGACTCTTCAACCGAATCATCGCCAGCGGCTCGCGCTACATACTTATGCAGGAGTATGGCGCCTACTGGTGCCACCTTCCCAATCAGAAGAAACTGTACTGGGAACTGTTCGGACACTACGTGGACAAGACCAACTACCGTCTGGTGTTCGCGGACTACGTGCGCAAGTCCTACGACTTTCAAGTGCTCAAGCATCAAATGGGCTTGGGATCGTGCTACTACCTCATGGAGATTCGCAGATGAGCTACACACTCCTGCGCGAGTCCTTTTTAGTAGCCCGCAAGCCGCATCGATGCATCTGGTGCGGCGAGTGGATCGAGACGGGGGAGAAGTACCGGCGTGAGCGCAGCGTGTACGACGGCTCGATGCAAGACCACAAGTGGCACCTAGACTGCGACAAGGGGTTCAAAGTCGAACTGGACGCAGGAATGGATCAGGAGTTCATCCCGTACAGCAACGAGCGCCCGGCACCCGCCGCTGGCGTGCCGGACACGAAAACGAGTGATGGAGATACCCAATGAGCTACATCCCGCGCCGCTACAACCGGCTGACCGACAACGACCGTCACCTGGGGCCGTTTACGCTTGGCGAGCGCAGCCAGCACTACAGGTCAAGCGGCATCGACATTCGCTCCGGCGACGACGAGCACCCCGGAGCGAGCATCAACATCAAGATCACCGGCTGGTGGCTGCGCATCGCCATCCCCAGCATCGTCAAGCCGTGGCGCGAGTTCCATGCGGTGAAGGGCGATGAATACTGGGATGCGCACGGCGGTGGCTACTGGAACGCGTTCCCGTGCGAATACGGTTTCACGTTCTCCAATGGTGCGCTGCACCTCTGTTACGGCCCGCAGACACACGACGGCATCACCACGAAGTCGAAGTGCTACTTCCTGCCGTGGCGCCAATGGCGGCATGTGCGCCGGAGCTTCTATGACCTGACCGGGGCGCACTGGTGGACCGAGCCGAAGCCGTGCCTGTGGGACGTGATGAACGCCAAACGCGACGAGTGCCCGACCGTTCGCTTCCTCATCGAGGACTACGACGGCGAGCAGATCGTGGCGACCACGCGCATCGAGGAAATGGAGTGGCGTTTCGGTGACGGTTCGTTCCGTTGGCTGTCGCTGTTCCGCCGCCCGAAGGTGCGCCGCAGCCTGAGCATCGAGTTTGACAAGGAAGTGGGCACCGAGAAAGGCTCATGGAAGGGCGGACTGATGGGCACCAGCATCGACATGCTTCCGGGAGAATTGCATGAAGCCGCGTTCCGGCGCTTCTGCGAGCAGGACGTTCGCAACAAGTACGGCCCGAGCCGGATCAAGTTCATCGGCTCTGTCCCCGATGGCGTGGAAACGGGTGAGCCGCGTGGCCCGGTGCATTCCTGCAAGAACTGCGCGCACCTCGCCAAGGACAGTTGCGACGATCCCTGCGCTGGTTGCACGGTGCGCTGGCGATCCGGGGTCAGTGACCGCTGGGAACCCGCCCTTGGCGTGAAAACGGGTGGAGGCACCGATGGCCGTTGACGAGCAATACGCGCAGACCCTGCGCGAGAACCGCGAACTGCAGGAACGCGCCTACTTCCTCCTGGCCGCGTGCCGTGACGTGCAGGACAGGGCCTCATGCTATGGCTGGGCGTTGAAGGCGATTGCCGACATGGACCCGACGAAACAGCGCGCCGATGACCTAGGCCGGGCGGCTCGCATTGCACGCGAAGCCCTGCGTGGCCCCGATGGCGTGCTACCGACTGACGGAGGGCAGCCATGAGCCACGAAAAGATCATCCGCGAACTGCGTGCGCTGCTGAACAGCGGCATTGATCTGCCGCAGCAAACCTACGACGCAATCTGCGCCGCTATCCGGGCGCTTGGAGGCAACCCATGAGCGAGACGAACGACGATCCGGTGGTAGGCCACAAGACCTACCGCGATGCCAACGGCACCCGGCATGAGCCGCTGCGCGAGAGCGAGGCAAAAGCCATCATGGCCCGCGTCGAAGCCGCGACAGCGAAGCGCAAGGTGGACATGCCCACTGAGCAGGACGCCATCCGCGCCTTGTGGTCAGCGCACCAGCGGCTGAAAGAGCTTGGCTGGCGCGACGGCCGCTACATGCCCACGACGGGCGAGCGGTTCGCAACGGTGCAAGTCGGCTCCACCGGCATCCATGCATGCACCGCAGAGCGGCGCGATATGTTCGGCACCAACTACACCACACACGACGGCGACCTGTGGTTGTCCAGTAGCCCGCCCACGCTGTTCCGTCCATGGCGCGAAACTGATGTGCAGCAAGATAACGGCATCTGTGCTCCGCTACCGGACGACACCGCCCTGCGCACCCTGTCGCGGCTGAACGATGAGATGGGGGAGGATAACAAGTGACCATTCTTAAGATTCACGGCTGCTCGGGTGCGGGCAAGACCACGGCTGTTCGCGAACTCATGAAGTACGCGGGGGCGCACCCCTTGGGGCCAAATCCGCGCAAACCTGAGGCGTACATGCTGGGCATATTGCCCACCTACGTTCTGGGCAGCTACGAAAACACGTGCGGGGGCATGGACACGGTGGGTAGCGCCGTCGAGGTCATGGACCTGGTAGACAAGTACGCGCGGCTCGGCAATGTCGTATTCGAGGGGCTGCTCCAGAGTACGTACTACGGCAAGATGGGCGAGCACTCCCGCCAGTACGGCGACCGCTACGTGTACGCTTTCCTGGACACGCCCATCGAGCTGTGTTTGGAGCGTGTAGTTGCCCGCCGTGCGGCGTCGGGGAGGAACAACAAGTTCAACCCCGAGCTGACTATCGACAAGCATGAGACCATCGCCGCCCTTCAGCGTAAGCTGGCCGCCCAGGGCTTTCACCGCGTCGTGACGCTTCGCCACGACCTACCCATGGTTCCACAACTTCTGGAGATTCTCGGATGAAGTACGTCCCTGAGCTGCTCTACTGGATCGGTGAGCGAGAGAACATGCGCCGGGGGAAGGAAACTGGCTGGGTATCGCCCGACCCTATCATGGCGAACAACCGCTGGTGTAACGTGCGGCGGGAAGACGACAAGGTCACACGCTGGATTTTCGACAACTTCATGCCGACCGACCGCAGCGACCCCACCATCCCGTTCGCCATGTGTCTTGCACGGCTCGTCAATTGGCCGGATACCCTACGGGAGCTAGGCTACCCTGCGGACGGTTGGACGGCCCCCTATCGGGCTGCATTCCTCGATGTTTTCGCCGCCCGCCGCGCGAATAAGCTCAAGGCTTGGACCGGCGCGTACATGGTCACCGGGGGCTTCAGCGCAGGTGGGGAGCCCAAGGAAGTGATCATTGCCCGCGTCCTGGACGGTGCGGCAGCTTCCTGCGCCCAAACCCTCAAAGACAGCCCCAAGACGATGGAAGACTGGGCCCGTTCTCTCTCCTGCCCCGGTATGGGCACGTTCCTGGTGGCTCAGGTTATTGCTGACCTCAAGAACACGGACCATCTGAAGAACGCCCCCGACCGCATGACGTGGTGCGCCCCTGGGCCGGGCTCGACCATGGGGCTGAATTTCATACATGATCGCCCCAGGGCCAAGAGCATCGGCGGGGAACAGTTCATCACAGAAGTCAACGAGATTCGTCAACTGCTGGCTGACCGCCTCGACCTACACATCTGCGCTCAGAACACGCAAAATTGTCTGTGCGAGCTCAGCAAGTACATTCGCGTGCGATACTTTGGCGAGCGCATGAAGAACACGTACCGACCGGCCTGATCGGGCTATAATCGAGGCTCGATCAACTACGGAGAGACCAATGGAAGATAAAGCCACCCAAGACGTGCCCCGCGCAACGTCGTTTTGGTTCGTTCAGCGTTACCAATTAGTCGAAGGACGCTACCGTTACAAATACGTGGGTATCCATATCATGGACGACTTTGGTTTTCTCGTGCCCATGCCGGCCGTCGCGCTCGCAGTTTCGTTGAGGAGCTAATCGTGGCCGTCCAAGGACTCAAGGGCAATATGCTTCCCGAATCGGAAGCAGACTTTGCCGACAACTACGACGCGATGAAGTTCAAGCGCTGCCTCAGCTGCGACGAGCGTTTCACCGCCGCCAATACTCATTCGCTGCTCGGCTGGAAAGAAACCCAGATCAGCGGCTTCTGCGAACAGTGCTTCGACAACATCTTTTCCGACGATGAAGACTCTTAACCAGATCGCAGCTGAGATTCTTACCAACTGGCGGGAGAACCCCTCCCCCGCTAGCCACCGAATCTTTGCGCGCCCCTACGTGGACGCTATGCTCTCGATGCGTACGTGCGAAGACATGTACGGTCTGGAGTACGGCGACATGATCGTGGCTCGGGCCTTGGACAACCTCGCGCAGTGGCGAGGGGACAAGGCTCGGGAAATGAAGCAACTTCTGAAACAACACCTGGAGATTTACAATGCTAAGCGTCGCGGTGCGCAACGTCAGTGAGGCCTATTCTGAGGGCCTCTGGAAGATGAAGATTCTGGGCGTGGACGCCGACAGCCGCAATGGCAAGGTCAAGCGTATCCCCGGCCCGGTCGCAACGACCTATTACAAGCCGACCGAGCGCATGCTCATGGACCCCAAGCGGGACGCCAACCCGTTCTTCCACATCTTCGAGGGGGTGTGGATGCTGGCGGGTCGCAACGATGTGGAGTTCGTACAGCGCTTCAACTCAAACATCGGACAGTATAGCGACGACGGCAAAACGCTGGCCGGGGCCTACGGACACAGGTGGCGGAACCACTGGGGTGGTCACGATCAGCTTCTGTGGCTGATCCACCATTTGATCATTGAGCCGAACAGTCGTCGCGCTGTGCTACAGATGTTCGACCCCCTGACGGACCAGCCGGTGAATCCGGGGGTCAAGGACATACCCTGCAACACTGCGGCGTACTTCGACATTGTCGAGGGGGCGCTCAATATGACCGTGACGTGTCGGTCCAACGACATGATCTGGGGCGCTTACGGAGCCAACGCGGTTCACATGTCCATGCTTCAGGAGTTCGTCGCCGGTGCGCTAGGTGTGGATGTGGGGTTCTACACCCAATTCTCGAACAACTTTCACATGTACGAGAAGCACTTCGACCTGCTAGAGTCGCCGCCCACCTACGAGCCGGGGGGCACATGGGGCAACCATATCCCCCTCGTCAGCTCCCACAGAATGTGGGGGTCAGACCTCGCAGCTATGCAAAAGTGGTGCGCAGACGGCACGAAATCCTACACGTGCACCTACGTGCTGCACGTCCTTTCTCCCATGCTGGACGCGTGGCAAGACTACAAGGGTGGGGACAAAGAAGCTGCGCTTCGTCAGTGCGACAGAATTGTAGACGACGAAGTGCGCCAGGCGTGCATCGAATGGTTGTGCAGGAGGAAATGGGGATGAGCTTCCAAGTCCTCTACAATGCCGCACGGACCAAGCGCTGGCACACGTGCGACACGCTCAAGGAACAGAACCTGGCCGATCACCAGTGGGGGGTCGCCCTCATCGTTATGGAACTTGCGCCGGGTAACTATAACCTGCTTCGTGCGGCGCTGGTTCACGACCTGGGCGAGTCGGTGACGGGGGACATCCCCTACACCGGCAAGAGGCTGTACCCCGAGCTGGGCTACTACTCTGAAGCCGCAGAGCGGGACTTCGCAGATGGGTACGGCACCATGGTCCGGCTCAGCGATGACGAGCGTCGAATTGCGACATGGGCCGACATGCTCGAAGCATACCTATTTGCCAAGCGCGAGGTTCTGCTGGGCAATACGACGATGTCGTCAGTAGTCGACAATGCCCGAGAAGCCCTGTCCACCTACAAACCCCCCAATCCCCGCGCTGCGGAACTACTGAAGGAAGTGCTATGAAAGACAACACACCCCCCATTCCCCCCGCTTTCCTGAAGCGGCCCGAAGTCCCCCAAGGCGCCCACTACAAGATTGCTCCGGGGGAGCAGCACCACCAACGGGCCATGCGGCTGAAGCTCAACTGGTACGCGGGGAACATCACCAAGTACGCTGAGCGGGCGCCGCACAAAGGTCAGGAGGTCGAAGACCTGATCAAGATCATCGACTACGCCGCGATGTGGCTCGAAACCCACGGAGAGTTGGACCAGCCCCAGGTTCTGCGGCTCAACACCGTGCTGAACCGACTTACCAACGTGTTTATGCCGAGGGCCGCGCAATCGTCGTCAGATCGGTCGGTATGGGCAGAGGCGTCAGTGGGTCCGGTTTTGGGCGATGCGACCTCTGAGTACGTCAACCAGGACCGGAAGCCCTAAAGCCTGCACGCCCTCGATTTTTGTGGAGTACCTACCCCCTTACCCCCTCCGTTATCGGCGCTGCACGGCCCTGCATTAAGGCCTGGTTTTGCTGCGGAGGGGGCCTTACGGGGCCTCCCGCGAGCTTTCCTCGATGACCCTGGTAACTGGAGCAGATTGCACTGGTCCAGCAGCGCCCCAGGCCCCCCATCCCCCAAGTCTCACAGCAAGCCACATGAGCCCACCCGGAGCCTTGGGATCGCTGGCCCCGATAGCCTCTTTGAACACAGCGTCTGCCTCCCCACGGGATACAGGTTTGCCCTCGACGGCGTGGGTGGTATAGAGCCAATCGTGTATCACCGCCGCCTCGTGGGCAGTGTCCCCCGCAAGCAGGTACGTCAGGGGCAGCCTGGGAACGCTGGCGAAGTCCGTTACGTACCCCTTGGGTACAATAACGGTAGTCTTGAGCAGGTCAGACTCGTACCATAGCGGAGACAGCAACTCCCACAGAGGGCGACCCTCTTTGTAGTGTCCCCGCAGGAATTTGCATTCCAGCTCGGTGACGAATCTGGAGGTCACGGCTTGCGAGCCCCCATCGGTACGTCACTGGTATAGGTAGCGCTGAGGGCCCAGTTGACGGACAGCCCTGCGCACCCCGTAAGGGCGAAAACAGCAATCGCAATGAACAGGTACTTCATACATTTCCTTCCTTGAAAAGTTGAATGGCCTCGTTGTGGTACTCGTCCCACGTGCTTCGATGCGGCTTGCCGGGCCGCCAATTGCTGATGTAGTAGTCCCACGTCACATGGGGGGTGGCGCCCAGTGGCGGCAACGGTCTGGTGTCAGAGTACAGCAGCAAACGCGCGAACCCCGCCGCGAGCACATCGTCAAACTCCAGCTTGGGGTGCACAGCTTCTGGGGTGGGAATGACTCCCCTGGCGACGCAGAGTTTCAGGGCCAACTCGCGCGTTGCGAAATGGGTAAGAACGCCGCGCACCCCGCCGCCCCGCTCAAACTGCCAAAGGCCCCGAGCAGGCCCTTTGGTGTACGGGTCGGTGGTTTTCTGGTAGCGGTGAATCAACCGACTTTCCTGCCGCCCGATAGACCACATCATGCGAAGGGCTCGCATGCTCGTCATGGCAACGGGCAACAGTAGCAACGCCGGGTTGACCGCCGCCAGAAAGGTCGCCATTTGAGGATGCGTCATTTCCCGCCCTTCCACGTTATGTACGCCCCCACAGCCGCCGCAATGACGCCCAGGGGAGTGGTCAACAGCTTGACCAACTTGGCCAGGAACTCCAGCACTTTCATGGCACCCTTCCAGGCCCTCAGTATCTCTACGGCTTCCTTGGTATTGTCCTCTACCCGCTTGGTGGCTTCGGTGTTTTCTTCCAGTCTCCGCTCCAGCTCATCTACTCGGCTGGCCAGTACGCTGCGCCAGTTCTGTAGTTCTTCCCATTCGCCATTATTCATGAAGCGTCCTAAGGGATCACGGTGAACTTGCGGGCCTTGACCTCGCCTTGGCGGGTTATCGCCATCACCGTCACGTGTCGCCATTTGTCCCCCTGCAGCACTCGTTGCTGTACAACCAGTTCTTCGCCACTGCGAAGAATGCGCCAGTCGTCCCACTGGTCGTAGGTGTAGGCATCCCCCTGCTTCACCCTGATGACGGACTGGAACGTGCCGTGGCTGAAGTCGATGCCGACCACGTGGTCGCCAATGATGTCGATGCCCCGCTCGGGGAGGTCACCAGCTCGCCCAATGAGCTGAAGGCCCGTGCGCCTGTAGTCGCCAATGCGCCCGCCGTACAGCCAGCGAAACCATGGGGTGTTGGCGGTGGCGTAAACGTTGAAGCCGTAGGTGCCCTGAGCGTCTGTCTTGGCCCCACCATCCTTGAAGGATTCGTCACCGCCCACAATATCTACACCGACACGCACGCGGCCCCCATTGCTGCCCACGCCGTACTCGGGGTCAGTGGCGGGCCCAGCGGTGAACATGTCGACCTCAATGCCGACACTGGAACCAGGCTTGTTCCACTTGTCCCGCAGCTCAAAGGTGCCAGCCCAGGCCGGTGCTGACCCTCGCTTCTCAGTCTTGAGGTACAGGCTGACAGCTTCCCCGCTATCCTGTTCGCTTTCTGTGAGGACCAGACCAGTGAACTCCCTGTTTTTGATGCCCTTGCCCACCTTGTTCCACAACATGAACTGGCTGTTCGTGTTCTGAAAATCCCCGCCCGACATCCAGATGGTGTCCCGCTCGATGCGCAGTCCGCACTCCCAGCCGCAATACACGGGCGTGGGGGTGCGATTCAGATTCACAAAATCCGTTATGGATTGGGCCCCTACGGGCAGGGCAACCCATAGCAGAAGCCAACTAGCTAGGCTGAGAATCGCCTTTAGGTGCCGCATTTTGCTGTTCCTTCACCTGTTGCTGAATTCGGATCATGAGAGGATTGACCTCTCCCCAGGGCTGGCGAGCTAGGGCTCGGTACACGTAGTCCAGCTCAGAGGGGGAAAGCCTCAAGTTGAGCAAGTCTTCCATGGAGTTCTTTCACAGAGTTGACGAGAGCCCAGATCACCGGGTCCGTGCTGAGCATGTCCCCGCCCTGTTCGTTCTTGACGATACAACGCGGCATGGCCGAGACCATTTCATCGGCCACGATGCCGACGCGCTCAGTATTGGGGGCACTGATGTACTTGTAGCGGCGCGGGCGAATGGCCAGCACCTGCTCCAGGCCTTCGTCATAGTCCTCAATGTCCTTCTTCAGCGACCGGGCCGAGGGTACTGTCCACGTGGCTGCGCCGCCGTTTTTCTGGGCATCGTAGCTTTCCGTGAACGCATAGTCAGCCGAGGCTACGTGAAGCGCCATATTACCCACCAAGCCATCGCTGGCGCACGTGATACTCATGGACATGCCCTGGGGATTGGAATCTATCACCGTGGCCGTTTCAGTGCTTCCACCGGCATATTCCCGAATGGACAGCCCGTACTTGCTCAGCTGGCTGTTGGAGCCGTCAAACCCCAGCACGCTGTCAGTGTTTACGAAAAGGGACGCAGGAGTGGTTATCACACCAAAAGCCCCCATGGTCAGCGTGCCTCCCCCCGCCTGAATGCTCAGTTCGGAGCACAGCAGCAACAGGGGCATCAAATCCCCAGGAGGGGTTGTGCCGTAGGATGCCAAGAAAGCCTTGGTGGCGTCGGCGCCCATGTAGGCGCCGCTCAGATCGGCTGACGTAGCTGCGTAGGAAAAGGCCACGAAGCGGCTGTCCCCATCAGCTTTGGGGAAGAGGCTGGCCACCGTGGAGCTGGCGCCGCTGGAGTCAACGGAGAACTGTTTGGCCCCGCCCGCAGCGAAAGCAAGCACGCTGGTGGCCGGGCGATACATGCCCAGGTTGGTCTCAGACGAGAATCCCAGACCAGGATTGGAGACCAAACCATCCAGCACCCGGAAGGGTCCGGTGGGACCCAGAAGGCCGTCGCGCGTGTAGACGTTGTTCAACTGGGCCGCGATGTCCGACATGGTCGGATTGGCCCAATTGACGTCAATAACGGTGCCGTCAATGACCGGATTGCTAGCAGGCAGCGTGTAGACGCCAGAACCGTTACGGGGCATGATTACTCCTGAATTGCGTTGGAACGAGAGACGCCGCGCAGCGCGTCGTCCAGGGCTTTTTCCCAAGGCTCCAGAGCAGCCTTGGTTGCGCGCTTGCGATCCACCAGACGCAGAAACTCCTGGGGGTCGAGCAGGGCTTTGTCCACAGCTGCTTGCGTCTTGTCGTTCAGGCCCTTGAACGCGCCGCCCAAAGCCCCGCGCAGTCTCCACAATGGTCCCGCGTTGAGGGCTGTGGAAGCCGCCCCCTCCGCAGCCCCCATATCGAGGGATGCCGAACCGCCGCCCTCCGAAGGCCTGTAGATTTCCCGCGAGCGCAGCTGATCCGCCAGCTCGTTGACCTTGCTGACCGTATCAGGGTCGAGATACTTGACGTCACCCGCGTCGGCCTTGACCTCGTTGGCCAGTGCTTTACGCAGAGGCTGGGAAGACATAGAGGGCACTGCATCCACCCCGGAATGTCCCTGATACTGGCCCGTAGTTGGTACCCCCTCCACGTCAAACGCTTGACGCAGGCGCTGCGCGGCCTGGGCCGCTTTCAGCGCTTCTTTGGAATGACCGTAGCTCTCAAGCGCATCGGAAAGCTGGCCCTTGGCCCGCGCATCCACCGCGTCTGTAACCACCCGTTTGATCTTGTCCTGACCGGGGAAGGCGGGCAGACTGCCGATGTTGGTACGAATGTGTGCCAACGCCCCCAGGGTAGCATCCGGGTTGTCGAGGATGGCCAGCGCCTCGTTGATCTGCCTACGGGCAACATCACTGGCCAAGATGTCCTGGTCCGAGCGAAGGCCGATCAGAGCTTGAGCAGTCTTGCCCCTGAGCGGCTTGCTGAGGGGAATCTTGTCCAGCGCTTCCTGGGCCTGACCAAAGATGGCGGGGGGCAGGGCCTCGGCCATCTTGACGGAGTCCGCACCGGGGGTGGCGTCTTTGAGGGCGTTCCACGCCGCCTTGTCCACTTCCATGTCGTGAGACTTGAAATCGGCTGTTCCCCTGGAGCGAGCCCCCCGCTCCAGAGCGCCCATGCGAGGGCTCTGGGCCATCGCCGCAGTAGTGCGGGGAAGTTGACTGGGGAGAGGGTTCTCCACTTGGGACGCTGCGCGCGCCAACTCGTCGGGGCCCAGCGTGCGCTCCAGAGCGTCAATGCCGCGCCTTTCAGCGGCACCTTTGGTGGGGCTGAGAGCCTTCCATGCCCCGGTAGTCAGGTTGGCCGCCCCCTTGATCGTCTTGGGCAGTACAGAACCCACGACCGCCCCGACGCCTGCACCGTGCTGTGCAAGCTCTCCAACGGATTTGTCGGACGGACCCGCCAGGACGTTAGACGCCGCCCCCTCAGCCGCCCCGCGCGCTGCCAGAGCCCTCCACCCGCCTGCGGGGGCGAACCGCGCGAGCGCCGGGGCAGCTTTGAAAGCTCCCTTGCCCAGCAGTCCAATGCCGCCACTCACCGGCAGGGTAGCCACCCCTTCGCCAATGACTTCTCCAGCAGTGCCCCAACCCCCGAGGTCGTCAGAGTTCTTCTGGTAGATGGCGCGGTTTTCCTCCATGTCCGCCAAGGTCTTCTTCAGGGCGTTGGGGAGCAGTCCGCCTTTGTTCAGCAGGGACAGCGCGCCCCGACCGATGTTGGCCATACCAGCGCCGATGCCCACATCCATGCGCTGGCCCGAGTCCATGCCTTCCGCCAGATTAGGGCGGGCCATTGGCTCGATAGGGGCGGCAGGAGCGTTCAGCTGAGCCAGCATAGCCGGGTCAGTTACAGGCTGGTTGAGCTGCGCCAGCAGCGCGGGGTCGGTGACGGGCTTCATTGTTCGTACCACTGACCGTTCACTTGAACGTAGGTCTTGCCGTTGATCACCTTAGTCACAGGCGGTGCAGCAGAAGTCGGCGCGGCCCCCGGAGCTACCCCCGGCTTTTCTGGCCTAGGCCCGCCCTTAATGCTCAGACGGCGGCTGTTGTCCTCGATGATCTTCTGAAGACCTACCGCTTTGCGGATCAGCTCGTCCTTGTCGTCGTACTCGCCAGGCAAGTATTGCATTGCGCTGGCCTTTTCCGTGGCCGTCAGAGCAGAGCCAAACCGTTCGTGGCGAATGGCGTCTGTCCAGTAGGTCAGTTGCTGGATGGCTGCGTTCATAGCCGGATCGCGCTGCTTGGCGACCACAGCTTGTCCGCCGGGGATGACGTTCTGTGCGACCCCCGCAAGCCACCCAGTGCCCTTGGAATCTGCCTTCTTCAGCCCTTCGATAGCCTGGCCCAAACCAACCTTGGAAGCCTCCCATGCGTCCAGATCGGACTGCTCTTTGGCGGAGAGCTTTCCGGGGGCAGTAGCAGCCTTGGCTTCCCTGTTTTCCTTGGCGGTGGCGGCAGTCGTCTCGATCTGGAGACGACGCAGCTCTTGATTGCCCTTGGCGATCATCCCCACCATTTCGGTGTGCTGACGGGCCGCTTCCCGACGCTGTTCGATGCTCAGGCGGGTGTCCTCGCTACGCTGACGAGCCAGCTCAGCCTTGGAGGCCATTTCCGCAAGCATCTTCTCACGGGCAGCAGCGGCAGCAGACTTGGCCGCATCCCGCTTCTCGGCCTGGTTGTCTTCCCGCGTCAGATCGGCCAGCGCCCCAGCGTTGTAAATGGACGCCGCCTTCTCATTGCCGGGGATGTTCAGCCCGGCCAGGGTGTGCTTGAGGATCGCACCGGTCGTGACGGGCTTTGCCGGCTCGTGCGTGATTGGCATGTCCTCAGAGTCGTCGGGAGTGGCAACGTTGCGCGCAGCTACAGCCTGGGGCAGGGAAGAAGACCACGTGTCGCGAGCAGCGCGGATAGCCTTGCCCGATTCAGCTTCCGCAGCGGTGGCCTGTTGATCCTTGTAGACGCCCCCCAGCGTATTGATCAGGGGTACCAGCTGCTCCAGCAAAGACGGCGCGACAAAGCGCCCACTGACCATCTGTCCTTGGGGAGTAACTTGTCCCCGCGCACGAAGTGCGTCCGCCATCTTGCGCAGTTTCGTGGCGTTGTTGGTCCCGTAGGGGTCGTCCACAGGCGGTTGAGAACCAGAGGATAGAAAATCAAACACTTCACCACCTCATTTCTTCGGCAACGTCTTTACGCCACTCGTTCAACAGAATTATAACTCGTTGTTGCTTGTCCGAGGGAAGGTTGAGAATCCGATTTTTGTTCTCACCTAGATAGGCGGTACAGTCCCAGCAATCTCTGGAGGTCTGCTCAGTGGCGTAGTACGGGGGGACCAGGTGCGGTACACGGGCGCGCACAAATGCCTCAACCCTCGCCCTGTCCCAGTCTTGTACAGGGAACCTATACGTCACACCCCCCTCGACGTACCCATCCCGTATGGGGGATTTTCGAGTGTCGTCATTGCGCTGACCGCGGTACACCACCGTAGCCCCCAACTTGATGGTCAAGAGACTCATGGGCACCCACAGAGCCCTTGAACAGCACTCGTAATAAGCCTGGTACTTCACAGCTGTGTCGTGTACCGACCCCCCCACCCCCGTGAATTTGACAGGCACCACGTCCACAGGTTGGCCAAAAAGACCCAGATGACGGGGGGTGGTAACGTTAACAAACTCGAACTGCGGGTAGTTTGAGGCAACCCGCTCCAGGTACTCACTTCTCTCAGGGTAGGCACCGTCTGTGCTGACGGTGGCTACGCACAGCTGCGGCCTGTCCTTGAGCAACTCAAGACAGGCCAGCGAATCCATGCCCCCGGAGAACTGTAGAAGTTCCATATCAGAAGAACATGGCGGCGGCAGTGGCGATCCCCACGCCTGCGCTGGTATTGCTGGCCCTTACCGCGTTCGACGCGTTCTTGCCGGCAATGGCGTCCTGGAAGGTCTGCTTGCCGGCCCCCAGGTAGTCCGTGCCGCCAGAGCCGGTGGCGCTCACGACTTGGCCGAACTGCGGCGTGGTCGTGTCCTGCATATCTATGATCTGAGAAATGGTGCTGAGGTCGGAGCCGCGCAAAGCGTTGGCGAACTCTTCAGCCGTGGCGTACTGCTGAAAGTTGCTCTCGTTTGCGTCCAGACCCCGGTTGAACTGATTTCCGTACTCAGTCGTGCCGGCAATCAGAGACTTGAGCTGGGCATCCGTATCGCCCTGGTCCAGTCGCTCCATTGCGCGCTGGAAGGCCGGGGAGTCTTCGGTCAGCCCCTGGTTCTTGAGGCGCTGAATCTCCCCCTGACGAGCCTGTTCCCGTTGAGGGGAAAGCAGCTTGTAGGTGGCGTCTTGAATGGCCTGGGCATTGCCCGAGGGGTCCATGTTGAACAGTCCCGCTCGCGAGCGGATGCCCTCAAGGTTGGCCGAGGGCAAACCGTCCGCAATGCCCCCCGCCTGATCCATTAGTTGGCTCTGGACCCCGCGTTGCTGGTCCAGCGACCGTTGACCCTCCGCGCTCAGCGATTGGGTTTGCGTCCATTGACCACTTTCCGGGTCACGAACCCACTTGGAGGTGTTTCCGTAGATGTCCGTTTGGTTGGGGCGATTGGCCGTGGTCGTGGCCAGAGCTGCTTCTTTGTCCGATGCAGCAGTCTGTTCCGCCAGGGCCTTGTAGTCGGGCGATTCGGGGGCTGACTTTTTACCCATGACTTCTCCTGCGGAGGTTCAGAAAACGACAATCTTCGCGCTTCATGGTCATCAAGACCAACGAGCCGTCGGGGTGGGCCCCCTCCAGCACCAGTTGAGTCTTAAAGCCCAGATTCGCATTAAACTTGAGAGCCTGGGTGTTCCCCGAGGGTATGGACCCAATCACCATGTTGAGCCCGCACGCGTTGAACGGATAATCAAACGCAGCCCATAGCAGCTCACGCGTGATCCAATTACCGTCCCCGGCTGAATGCATCTGAGCGCTGGCACCATTGAATCCATCGTACCCCACGACGCCGAGAATGCGACCCGCGATCACGTTGGCAATACACTTGAGGTGCCGCGTAGCGACCAGTCCAATGCGTTCGCACAGCCATGCGGCTTCTCTGCTTTCGTGGTTGCGAAACACGATCATAGCAACCCCGGACCAGAAATGAACGAATAGTCCGTGGCCACCCACAGAACTTCCGTCTGGCACTGAATTACCATGCGAAGGGATGCCGCAACGCCCATGCCGTTGGCCTGGATCCATTGTCGCTGCACTTGTGTGCCGCCGCCCCACGTGGACGTTCCCCAGAGCCCGATGCCCCACAGAGACGAAAACGTGATCGGGGCGGGGTCAACCGGGGCAATGTAGTCTTCAGTGAAGTCGTACTGAATCTGGGAGGCAATCGTGATTTCGTTGCCCACAATGAATACCGGGCGGTACATGCCCACCTGCTTCTGCGTGGCCGGGGCACCCGCGTAGCTGTAGGCTTGCTGGACCGCCGTCACGATCATCTGACCGCCGGTGCCGTCAGATTCCGCATAGTCAAGATGGCCCTCCCACCCCAGCAAAACATTGCCCGAGTAGTCAGCAAACATGGGGCTGGAACCGTAGGCGCACCAGCACGATGCGTCCATGTTGCGGAACTCAGTCCAGGCCCCCGTGATCTGGTTGCATGCCAGCTGAACGTTGCTCCCCACCGACTGGGCCGGGACGTTCACTATTAGCATGTTGTTCTTGGGAAAATACTTCAGGTCCCAGCCGAACAGGTCGGAGTAGTTGGACACCAGCTCCGAAAGCAAGAACTGAATCTTGTCCGAAATGAACCTATCCTGAGCCTGGGACACCTTGGTAGACGTCAGGCAAGCAGCCATGGAGACCACACCCTGTTGAGTCAGGATATAGACGTCACCCGCAGCCTTGCAAAAGCACCGACGACCAGAGACAGGTGCCCCGATGAAGTACACACCGCGAAGGGACCACTTGGTGTCGTCCGTGGGGTCGGTGCCCTGGTAGACCACCGCCTCGCCTCGACTGGACATGGCAATGAGATGATCCGTGGCGCCCGAGCCGTCGTCCAGTGTCCACGTGGTGAGGAACTGGAGAAAGCCGCCCCTGCTGAACAACGGACCAAAGTCGTACTTGACGAACGTACCCTGAAGCGCGTCCGGGGGCAGGAACCAGCCGTTGGCCGTTTCCTGCTCAACCACCCAAAGGCGGTGCTGGTGAATCGTGGGGCAAACCGCGTCCTGAGGATCAATGCCTGCCCAGGTATTGGCTACGATGCCGTCGCCAAGCACGATACGCTGGGCGCTACCGCCAGCGGTGTAGATGATACCGTCGTCCTGGCCGTTCAAAGCTATCAGGGCGTTGCCCGCAGCGTTGCTGAGAACCACACTTTCCCAAATGTCGCTGCTGATGCCAGTGGAAATGAGCGCAGCCCCTGCGACGCCCGCAGTAGTGGCGTCGTACAGGGCTGTGCCCGCCCAAGCGAACAGCATTTGGGTGCCGTCAGTATCTGCCCACGCGGCCAACGTGTTGACGGGGTCGGGGAAATCTGTCACCCACTTACGACTGCCTTTGCGGATGGCGCACCCGTAAGGCTGAGGCCACCAGTTCTGCATGACCAGAGCGTCCGTCTCTGGCATAGCGACAATGGAGTCGCGAGCATTGAGGCCCCCAACGGGGGCTGGCACGCTAGCTACCTTGTTGGCGCTGGCAACCTTGGGGGTCCAGAAGGGTTGCATCAGTAAACATTCCAGCTGCCGTCAGGAACGGACCACGGGCCCAGATATTGGCTGGTGTAGCGTGGGCTCAGGGAAAGAATTGCGCCGCCCACGTCCTTGCCCGTCAACGAGTTGAACGTGCGGAGGAAATCGCCGGACACACCCGCAGTGGGGAACCCCTTCAGCTCATAGAACTTGAGCTTCAGAAACTTGACCATCAGCCATGGGTTGTACATGACGATGTCCCCATCGACAAGCACCAGGGAGCTGAACGTGCCGTCGTCCTTCTCAACCCAGTTCTCCGACACGTACTCCATGGCCATGTCGACATAGGGCGATGCCGGGATCGGCCACAGATAGAACTTGTTGTCCATGACCCGGAAACGCTGGCGGGGCAGCGCGGCCACGAGCGAGCCCTTGAGCCAAGCCCATTCCTGCGGAGACTTGGGCCCCAAGAGGGGCCAGTGGTCAGTCCGATCCCACTGAGTCTGGTCCCGAAAGTACGACCAGCCCGCAGGCAGATCGATGGCCCCCTCCGAGTCAACCGCAGCCGTGTTGAACTCCCACTGCTTGGCGAACTGCTGCCAGGGGTAATACAGCAGCAGGTCGTTGCCCGCCGAGTTCAGCAGAGCGACCAACTGGGTGGACTGTACGTCGGTTGCCGTGGCAATAGACGTAATCTGCGGGAGACCAAGCTCCCCCGCAGTTTGCTTCAGAATGTTAAGCGCAGTCCAGTAGTCGGCCATGTCTTACTTCTTGTTGGGCGCCGCAGCTGCGTCCATCTTGGCCTTCATGGCCGCGACGGTCTGCTTCAGTTCCTCGATGGTCTCGTCGCGCTTGTGGAGCTCAGCCTGGAGCTTGATCGTGGGCGCCTGCTCCCTGGCGGCGTCCAGATAGGCCTGGGCCCGCTGCTTGAGCTGGTGGTGACCCATGAACTTGCCCGACAGGGCGTCAGACATACCCACCAGCTGCTCGACGGTGTGGCACCCGACCGCGTTGAACTCAGCGATCTGGCCAGGACCCATCCACGGTAGCTGGTTGAGCGGCGTACCGGACGTGTTCTGTTCCTTGCCCTGCTTGTAGCGGGCCCACTGGGCGGGGAAGCGCTGCTGGTAGTCGGGGGTGGCGTCGCCCACGAACGAGTCCTTGGAGCCGGGGGTGATGATCTTGACGAGGTCAATCTCGTCGAAGATGGGACGACCCGCCTCCAAGGACTTGAATTCGTTGTGGACAGGGGAGGTGTAGAACACCACGAACAGCTTCTTGTCGGCGTCCGACTGTTGGCTGTCCTCGAAGTTCATCGCAAAGTCAAGGGTTTCCATGTTGCTCTTTCAGGTTGGGGTTACTCGTCCTTCACACCTAGCAGGGCGCGCAGTCGTTTCACTTCCGGGTCTTTTTCCGGGCACCCGTCAGCGTTGGCCAGAATGGCGCTGTCATACGCACGGCACAAATCCTGCGCCGCTTTCAACGTATCGTCGGCCAGTTTGCGAAGCTGGTCATTTTTGGACTGCAAAACCGCAATCTCCCCCACCAACTGGACCACCATGTCGGCGGTCTGATTCCGTTGCTGGGAAAGTGCGCCTATCATTTCCTTGGCGCGCAGGATTTCGAGGTCGTCCATGCTCACACCTTTGCCAGTTGATCGGCCAGGGAACCGCCCTCAGCCACAACAGCATTTTCCACCAGCTTCGCTTCAGCCGCGACCCGACGGTCAGCCTCAGCAGCCGCCCGCGCCTCAGCCTGTGCGGCTGCATCTCTGTAGATGGCAACCTCCGCAGCGGACGGGGCCGCGTCAGGGTACTGCGCCGCGTAGGAGTCGCAAGCCCCGTCCATGACAAGCTGCGCGTATTCCTCCGGCGTCTTGGCCGCACCGCCCGCCAGCAACATCAATTCTTGCGTCTTGCGCAGCGCGGCATAGCGGGAGGGAGTGA